TGTGTCATATCAATGCCCGGAACAACATCGGAATATACCTTCCTCAAGAGTCTTGAATCTCTTGCCGGCATAGCCTGAACAAAGGAAGCAATGATGAAGGGGGAGTTGTCGCCATTGACAGACACAATGAACGCTCGGAATTGATCCGTAAGGTTTGATTCTTCTAGCTTACGACGGACCTTTCTCTCTGCTTCTCTCGTTATCTTTGCCTCGTCTGCCCCAGTGAGCATCCTGCATTCTACTGTCGCTTTAGTCAGGGGTAGATCAACGGTAAACGTTCCCTCCTCTGAAAAGGTCACGCCGTGCTCTTCTGCCATCGCAGCGAAATCATTGTTTATCCCTTCGGACAGATCAAACTCATAATCCGATGCGGCAGCGCAGGAAGGGCAAGTAACCGTTGTAAGGTATTCTGCGCCATATCCAGTGATTCGGGTAGCTACCAAGAGAGCATTTTTGTCACCAACCAGTAGGCTGTTAACGTTGATAGACCTATCTGCTAGAACACTCTGCAGCAGCCTGTCAATAACTACGCCTTGCTTAATCAGGGCTTTTGAGGTAAGAATATCTTCCTCTTTCGCCGTCATATAATTGATTTCAACGGTGTCCTGCCCATGTAGCGGGTGGCCCGGACCGTAAAAAGCTCCCCCTGATGGCAGGTCCACAAACTCGGTCGGTGTGGTCCAGGAGAATGCTGTTGAATCTGTGCCTTGTGTATGGGGTGTGGGTGGGCTGGAATCTTCCAGAAAATCCTCAGGAATCCCTGCTCGTCCATTATTTCTATTCATCTTTTATAACCTCCAAAAAAAAACTAAGCGCATCCATGTCATATTATCTTTATAACATGGATACGCTTAGTTGTATAAAATATTCACTTTCTTTCGCCCAGGTGGGCTCGGTCGGGGCTATGACTTTACTGGTCCGCCAGATGCCTGGAGTCCCTGTTTGAGTTCCGCCCAGTCATAAGCAATTTCTACTGTGATTTCGTTCATTGCATCAGAACTGTAATCAAGGGTGCCGCCGTAATCAACGCTAACAACCCAGGGGTTCTTAAGGAACCACTCTTCTACAGGGCGACCGTCGGCGTCAATCTGACGTAGAACAATGCTCCCGAGTCCCTCTCTTACCGACTTCGCCTTGCTGATGCTTCCGCGGACGTTAGAGTCAGTGGGATATTGGTATCCCGACCGCTTAAGCGCCTCAAGGAAAGTCATTGCCAAGTCTGGATCTACGGGATCTACGAGAGTTACCGTGATGTTGTCCCAGGTAACTCGGCCAGGATACTTGAAAGTGTGGTTAATAAATGAATGCTCTTCAACATTAATATTTGACTTTGGTTTTGTCGCTGTCTTCACTGTCCAAACAGGTATATTACCAATATTTAGGGTAAAACGATACTGTCTCTTTGGATCGGCGTTGACATTAGACCAGAAAAGTTCTGCAGCCATTAGTTATGTTCTCCTCGTTTCATTATATAGTCTACGGAACTGGTTCCTAGTCCTCAAAAGATGCGCCGCTATTTGTAATGACAAAGTCAATAGCGAAGAACTCTGCTGAACGGGTTGGTTTGACAAGAAGCTTTGCATAGACAATGTTCCGGTCAATCAAGTCAGGAGTAGTTGTTGTCTCATCCAGAATCAAGCGGAAATCCTCAATACCAAACTGTGCTCTTACTGTGTCCAGCACCGGAGTTGCTTGTCCAATAAATCTGGTCCAAGTATCTCTTGTGTTGGGTGCGAAGAGTAGTCGTGAGGCGATGAAGGAAATCTCTCGCTTCAAGTACACCATGAGCCTGCGAACGTTGATCCGATCAAGCGCCGAGCGTGTTTGCTGCAAGGTCTTCTGACCGAAGATCACAATGCCCTCGGCTGGGAACTTGGCAATCGGATTGATGTTAGACTCATATAGAAGATCGCGATCATCAGAACTAAGCCTGCGTGATACGTCTAGTACCGGAATCCCGCCAGCGCCTTCACTAAGTCCGCCACGTGCAAATCCAGCAGGAGCATACCACGGTGCAGCGTTTCTGTCAGTCGTAGATAGCGCACCTAAAGCAGCAACCGAAGGTGGTGACCACAAGGTTCTGCCGGTTGTTGTATCCTGTATACGTACCCATGGGGCATAAGTTGCGGCGTAGCTACTATCAATATTTCTATCTTTGAGTGCATTTACTGCCTGCTTTATGGTATACGCATTTCTGCTATCTGCTGTAGCAGCGCTTTCAGTATCCGCATCATATACATTCTCAATATCCAGGATTGCCAGAGCGTCTCCTCTATCTTCCACAATATCTAATAGATGCTGTGTCACCTGGGTGTTTGTTACACCTGGGATTGTTGCGAGATTGAATTGTACCTGATCAGAGTCCGAAATAATGTTGATGGCACGCTTAAGAGAAGCTAGAGCGTAACTTGTCTTCTCTGTGGCAGTTGCCGAGATGGCACTATTTCTGAATGGGTCACGTTCTGTGACGTCAAAGCCGTCAAAGCCGCCATGCAGCATCGTGGTGAACCGATCATACCCTGCATCAAGGATGTTTTGGTAGGATACTCCGTTAGAAGACTGAGACTGAGCAGTCAAGCTCAGTCCGGCAGTTCGGAATTGAGCGTTATATACGCCCGAGCCATCAACGACAACATTGTTGTTTGCCGTGTCAAACGTTCCAGACACATTGTCAAGACTGAACGCCCATGCGATTTGCAGTGGGTCAGTGCCGCCGAGAGTGCCACTTGCCAGAGGCAACGCCAAATCGTGCGAAGCCGCAGGATTTGTTGGGTTAAGATTAGCACAACGCACACGGAGCATATCAGGCAACGACTCGTTCAATGCCGTATTCGTGTCACTTCTGTGAGTCCAAGCTCCCCAGTATACGTTTTTAGGATTCTTGGGGCTGCCCCAAACATCTGTTTGACGAAGAGGGATAGAGGCATGAATCGCACTCAACCTGAGTTCTGACGTCGCGGCGGTTCCGGACGATATCGCGATGCACTCGCCGCTATCGCCGTAGACCCCAGCCGGATATCCGCCGCCGACAGCAAAGCTTGTTTCGCTGCCACCGTCGGCCATCGTCTGATGGGTGCCATGGCTGGCACTGGCGTAAGTGCCGATGGAACTAAATCCGCCGGAACCACTTATCCATGACCAATCGCGATACTTAAGGGGACCATAAACACCGAAGGGTAGGTTCGCTGCGTTTGTGGTCGCACGGCTAACGTTCTCGTCCATTATTACACGAATGTACTTAGATGTGTTAGGATATTCGCCATATTCCCGATTTGATTTTGTGGTTGAGTCGTATTTTTCATACTTATCACCAATCTGTACAGCAATGTAGTTTGGCGATGCTGGGTTTAGGCTTAAGCCATCCCAGCGCTCGACCACTACTGGAGAGTTATCTGTATCATAGATCTTTCTTACTACTACCGAAAATGTACCATATTTCTCATGAGCACCCGCGGGTGCCTTGATCTTGGTAAGAGAGATTTTGATGTCTCTTTGTATTGACTCCCCAGAAGAAAGCGCTTCAAAACGAAACAGTTTCTGCATTTGGGCAGGGTCATAGGAAGAAGCCAGAGTGCTAAGATCTTGCGAGAAATACCAACCTGTGGTTGCTTTCTGGCTAGCTATCCGCATATCGTTCTGCACATCGGCTGTATCGGCCTGGTTGCGCATCGGAAGGATTGTAGCCCAATATGTGTTGCCGAGCTTGTTACCGGCGGTGGAGCCATTAGTCCCAAGAACGCCGACCGAAGTAGATCCGGTGATCGTCAGAGAACGCTCAAAGGTCTCACCGACCCAGAGGCGCTTCTGTCCTGAGGCTGCGGTGATTGTGTTGTTTGTTACTGTTGGGTTTGTATTCAAGACCTTCCGGATAAAGTCCGAGCGATCCGGATCAACACTAACTCTGTACTTCTCTTCTGAAGTGAGCCCGCCGTCCAAGACACTTGAGAGGGTCAAGGTACCGTCAGAGTTTGACTGGAATAATGTGCAAGCGCTGCCAGTAGTGTTTCCGTTGGAGACACCATCCCAGGGAGTGCCTTCAATGAATACACGACCACCAGAATTTTTGAGATACATAACGGCTGCCAAAGAGCCGGTTGTAGCAGGTCCGCCGTCAGCGGTTAAAGAAGCAGAAGGCCAGACATAGAGTCCCCAAGCGCCGCCCTTAGAAGAGTCTGTCAAGTCGCCGGAAGTCATGCTTCCAACTTTCCAGCCAGCTTCACCAGCATCTGTCGTCTTTGCAGGATGCTCTTCGCCAAGAAGGCGAACATAGGTCAGAGTTGGGTTATTTTTTAACCACGCTTGAGCAGCATAGCCGCCATAGGTTGGAGCGGTTTTATTACCATCTCTCCAAACGTCGCCGCCTTCGCCACCGGGAAGAGGTTCACCGAATGTTTCTACGAAATCGGAGAATGAAGTAACTGTTACCGGCGTCATGGCTGGCCCCCGTTGGGCACGACCAATCACTAATGGTCCTATATCAGCAGGACCCGCGGGTAATTGGGAGTTGTCTATCTCATCGATAAAGACCCCCGGAGATATGAACTTAAATTTTCTAGAAGGGTTTTCCGACAAAGCCTTGTTCTCCTCTTATAAATCTGCACTATAGAGTATTATATGCGCTGGTTTACACCACTATTAAATAGTAACTCAATATTCCAAACTCCGTTTAAATGCCGTTGGTGCCTTAGGGGCGATATTTGTCCTTCCTTCCTACATTATTGTCTGGTAGGTCGCCTAATATCGTGCGCTCTCTTTGTATTTCTATTTTTGCCGCAGATTGGTATCGTACAACATTTGGCGTTTCTTGGTTTTTGCCTGCGCCGATTATATAGCCAAGTACCATTATCTTGATCCCAGTCTTAAACAGCCTTTCGTCTGTGCCAAGCGCTGCCGAATTGTTATCTAAAGTATACGATGGCTCAATAAATGCTTCATACCTATTTCCACCGTGGCGAATGGAGAAAGCGCTTGGGGTGCTGGTCTTGGTTGAAAACATGGCCAGCACGTCATTCATCTGCTGCTGATATGAAGTTGTTATTAAGACGTTATACTCTACTTCCACGAAGCTTGGCATTGGAATCACCAAGGTTTCATATACTATCTGCTTGTTTTCCCCCGGAAACGTCTTATAGTTACTGGCAGTGCCAGAGTTTGACTTCTTAATCGCAGCGGAGTTTGCAAAGTTTCTTGTCTTCTCTTGGTTGACAACTCTTGCAACCTCTAGGGACCCGCCGCGATTATAATAATCTAAGTAGGGTGGGATATATACTCCGTAGCGACCCTTGTTCTCTGGGTTCTGGGTTATGTTCTCCCGCAATATTGAGATTAGTGGATATTCTAACGTTCTTCCGTTTGGGCGCAGCGTAGGATCAGCCTTTATTTGGTAGGCTCTCTCCGGGATTGCATATAACACTGGGATCTTTTTGAAGCCCGTGTTTGTGTCTACGAAGATATTTAGCTCATCGTTAATATACTCGTATATGGCGTAGTCTACATCCTCTAACCCCGAAGATGCTAGCGAATAAGCTACTTCTTTCTTTTCGTCCAGTTTTGTATCAATTGGCATTGAAGAATCCTCGTCTTGCCTGCTTGGCAATGGCTGTAATCTCTAACGCTGTCTCGTCTGAAGTAAACGAGTTATCCTGTCCGAAAAGATATTTCGGTTCGGAGATATCTACAATCTCAAAATGCATGTCGTCATATGCCACGAAATCACCTAAACGTACAAACAGATTTTGATCCTCCGTAAGCCTTCTCTTGTGGAAGTGTATTGTCAGGTTGTACAGACTGTCAAACCCGTTTTGCTCTTGTACTCTATCTGAGCCGTTGAACTCTATAAGGGCGTATGTCCTTATTGGGGGCAAGAACGTTTTGTTAATTGCTTCGCCATATAGATCATGATAGTTTGTGCGCTCAACATCTATTGGATAATAGATGACCTGTTCACCGACGATCTTTTCAACGAGTTCGTCACTAAGCTGCTTAACAAAATTTCGTTCGGCTTTGCCTACGAATAAAGGTGGCGGCGGAGCGGCCGGTTGAGTCCATTTTGCCATTTATTTACCCTACATAAATACCGTGAGGTATCTTCCCGATCGCCTGGTTGACACTTTCTTGTAACTGGGCGTCACCTTCTGCTAGCTTACCGTAGACTAGTTCGTCAAGAACTGCTTTTAATTCGTCCCTCAGCGATGACTGTTCTTCTTTGGCCTCCGAAACAAGCGCTGGACCGTTTAGCGTAATCTCGTTACCCGGAATAGGGATTGATCCCAATTTTGAGCGGACCTGCCCGAGGGTCTCTTTAGCTAAGGAAAGAGCGAAACGGCGGATCCATTGTTTTCCTATACTATTGATATTGAGATAGGGAACGTTCGGGAAGGGAAGCGTATTCAGATTGTTCACACCATCCGCTCCGAACTTTCTATCAGATGCCTCATCAAATGCATCTTCTGAAACTCGGAACTCTACCCAGAACTTGCTAGGATAGTTGCCGTTCGGGATTGGATAGAGTCTTAGGCGGTTGTCGTTGATCCTAAAAGAATAGTGTGAGGCGCGGACCTTCATAGACTCTTCATAGGAGTATGCTTGTAAAACATTTTGCCAAGCCGGTACTAACTGGAAAGTGCTATCATCGGCATACATCCCGTAGGTTGACAAGTTGCCGACAGTGCCAACTGCAGATCCACCGAAGAATCTCCAGGCTGCTCTTGGGGTTTTATAATATACCTTTTGAATTGAGATAGCGTTTTTGCCGACCTTGTTGTAAAATGGAGAACTAGAGTTGTCAGCATCTACAGAAGCGCTGTATATCAGATTCTGTAGATCATAGTCCTGCTGATCCTTCGCTGTGTCAAATGACGCTGAGAATATTCGTTGGGACGCCCCAATGCCTACATGAACTCCAGCGCCGCGACCGATATGGGTTGCATAGCCAAGCTGGAATCTCGGGAACTTCAGGTTTGCCTTCGTTGTGTAAGACCCGGAAAGTTCGCCATCTTGGTCAAAGGATCCCGTAGAGTTCCCCAGCATATCAGACAAGACGTTTTTCGCCTGATGAGTATTGATGAGATAGGAATACTCTAAGCATGCCTCTTCATATGAGTTATATACGTTGTCTGCCGTGATCTCTAGGTCAAGGATATTCCCGCCGAGTTTGTTGTAGGTATATTTTACTTGGTCCACGGCACCGCTGACAAAGGCGTTAGAGCTATAGATACCATATGCTAAAACGGTTACAACATCGGCATGTGTGCCGGCAGATGGAAGTACAAGAGCGCTGACTTGGCTCTCAGGATTTAAGTTAGCGGGCATTTCGGAGAGTTCCTGTTGTTATACATAAAGTTGACCTTTACTAAATAGGCGGCGGGGAGTGGTTTATTCCTTCATCATTCTCTAGAAATTGTATCCGGATCCATAAACCCTCTTTACTGGCGCATTTGTAAGGTAGCGACGTGACATTCTCACGACCACTTCCCTCCCCCAAACGGCGGTTGGTGTAAGTAAGTACTCTGGTGTATCCCTTTTCTCTCTGTCGTTCTAAAACTCGTCTAAACACGTTGCTAAATATATTATCAACTATGTGTCCTGTATTCTGTTCCTTAAAAAACAAAACCCCGCCAGAAGGCAGGGTTTTGCTGTGCTTATTCGCACACTCTATCACTCAGAGGCTATCAGCCAGTGAGATCGTGCACGATAACTAGCCCGTACATATCCGGACGAGTCATTTGCTTCGCGTAACGGGTCATTACTCCCTTACGAGGCACAAAATCCTCTATCCCGAAGATAGTGGGTGTCACCTGCAGTGGCACATAAGGAGCGTAGACATAGCCACTCTCTAGGAAACTAGAGCCCTTACGACCGACCAGCACTACATTCCGAATGAAGTAGGGGTCTACATGGATTTCCATCTTACGACTCAGCGAGCCAATATTGACGGCACCCCAGCTACCCTTGTCTTCGTCGCCAGAAACGCTAGCCTTGAATCCACTAGTGAACTCAAGAACCGCAGCTACTTCGGGTCCGCAGACTACGAAGTTAGCACCACCCCGGAGGGTCTTACGGTGCAAGCGAGCGCTCAGATCGTTGATGGTCTCAAGGCAAGTCTCGTACCACTCAGAAACGGTACCCGTGAAATCAGGAGCGCCGTTAGAGACAGTAATCGTTCCACCGTTGTCGCGATTGACAAACTTGCCAGGACGACGAGACCAGTGAAGAGTACCAGCGCTAGCGCCGGCAATCAGATCAGAGAGGATCTCTTGATCAATTTCAAGAGCGATCTGCTCAGACAGAATGCTCGTAAGCTCAACTTCGGCGTCGAGGTTATGATAAGCATTCAGATCCTGGGCAAGCTCGGGGCTCCATTTTGCCTTGAGCTTCTTAGTGACAGCGGTGACAGCTAGGCTGTCCACCTTGATATCAATCTCGGGGATCGATACATTGGCTTCCAAGCCCCAACCACCTTCCGTGGTTGAACCAGCGACAGCACCAAAGGGGTCGCCAGCAGCAACGAAGCTGTCAGCAACCGGGAAACTGACCGAAGAACTATCAGCATCTATTGCTGCAGTCTTGAGGGCAGTCGGCTCAAGAGTTCCGTCTGTATCAATGGCAACCATGAGCAGTGTGCTCGTGCTAGACCCAGAGAACTGGGTAAGAGCAGGCACGAAGAAAGCGCTATCGCTCTGGAGCGGTTGAACGAGTCCATCGCCGTTTGCGCCTTGCATGGCAACAGAGATGAGGTCGCCGGTGCGAGAGCCAGAGGCACAAGCAAAGCCGCGAGCGGTCAAGGTTGCTAGGTCATAAGACGCGACGTGGTAAGTACTAGTTCCCGAAACCAAGCGAGGATCAGAACGTAGGGCTACGTCAAAACCGCCACCTGGAAGTGACTGTGCGTCACCGTAAGTTCCAGAACCTAAAGTAGCAACATTGCCTGCGGCAACGTAGCTAGCTGTAGGTGAAGAATAGCCATGGTTAAGGTCATAGAAGCCCTTAGAGCCAGAAATGCCATCAAGCTGAACACCACGATCCGTAATGTTCCTGCCTACGACACCACCACCATAAAGGGAGGTGTCTGCTAAGTTACCTAGTCTTGGGTTGGTAGCACCATCGGCACTGAACACGAAATCTAGGAAGAAAATGAGTCCCGAGGGGAGGCTCATTGGTTGCACAGATACAAGATCTTGTGCTAGTAGTCCGCCGAATACTCGACGAACGATTGGGAATGCAACTGAGGCGAAGCCTTCAACGTCACCAGCCGCCATGGTGGTGGACTCTCTGAGTAGTTGAGCAGCCTGGTTCTCTAATAGGCGAGACATAGTTGAACGACCTTGGTCGTCAAGTCCCTCTAAGAGTCCAGTCTTCTCCCACTTTGAGAGAAGGGCGTCGCCCTCGTTGGCAAGAGAGCGTGCTCTGATGCCTTCTGTTAGTGTTTCGATCATAGACATGATATTATAATCTCCTTAAGATTAGTTTTTATTATTAATTCCTGCGAGCTTAGCCCACCGGTTAGTGACCGGAGACTCTCCAGCATTTTCTTGCCTTCTTTGCCCGCTGAGGATGATTGTAGAGCTTCTTGATACGGCCTCAGACAATGATTTCGGAGAGTTCTTAGAAGAAGTACTCGCCATTGTCTTTTGAAGAGTTTCAAAAATCATCTTCGCTTCATCCACGGTTTGTGTCTTGTTGATCATATCAGCAATTTTCTTCTTTTGCTGCTCATTCAAGGAGGAATCTCTAAGGACACGATTTGTGTATAACAACCTAGCGTTTGAGAGGTTAATTTCTTCTAACCTTCCCTTGACATGCGCTAAGATCTTTTTAAGGTTCTTGTTTTCTTTTTGGGTAGACTCTAGCTGTGCGTTTAAGCGAGTGCGAGCCTCAATATCTTTTTTATCCATACCGTCGGTGGG